GGAATGCCTTCAGATTCGCGGAAGCACGGTCCTCGTTCTTACGACTCATCGCCTTCCACTTGGCAAGCTCGTCACCCTCGGCGGGCTTACCCTCATCAGCCGGAACATCCGCACCCTTCTGCGGGTCCGGCTGCTTGGATTCAGGAGCGGCAGCCTCGTCCTTGACGGATTCCGCAGCCTTTCCGGCCTCCTCCTGCTTCGCCTTTTCGGCTTCTGCTTCGGTATTGTCTTTAAGGGGCATCGCCCTGATCTCCTATCTGTTCTATCTGTTCTCATGCGGCCAGCCCAAGAAAGCCGCGCGAATAGCTGAGCAGACTGCGGACATAATCCCAAGCCTGCTTCGTATGGGCTGATTTCCTAAAGTTGTACGTACGCCCGTCATAGCGGAAACGCACCGAATCGGAGGAACCCTCCAAAAGCTGACGGTAGTGCGCGTCGAACTCGGTCGCACGGTTGAACATGCGTTCCATCTGCTGCTGCGTCATCTTCATATCAGGCAGATGCCATTCGGCCACGCCCTCCTTGACCGGCGCATCCTTACGCAACAGAATCGGACCAAGCTCACTATTATTGGTCACCTGCACACGCAGCTTCGTCAAATCGGTGGCATTCGTGGAATACGATCTGCCAGCCGTCTTCCCCGCAGCCTTGTAAATGGTCATGAGGTCACTGTCGTTCAACTTCAGACCGGGGTCATGCTCAGACGTGATCGGAGCTACCGTACAACGGCAATTCCGATGCATTGGCATCAGGTCGTCGCGAGTGAACGTGTTCGTAGCAGCCACCACGCACAGGCCGCACGTACCGGTCTTCGACAATTCCGGATGGATGATACGCCGATACCGTGTGATGCCCGACGACTCATACCGTTGCTGCGCGGCACGGTTCGCCGCCACATTCCCATCCGTGACCGCATTGTTCTCCAACTGGCCCTTCGCCGCATCCAACCAGCCCTGAACCGTCTTCGCGACATTCCCGTCAAGCCTATCCCAAGCCTCCGGGCGAATGTCAGGCGACTTCACGGCCTCACTGCGATACGCGTCGGCGGCACGCAACGAAACCTTCCAAGGGTCCGTATTGTCACGCACCACCTCATATTCGGGAATCTCGCCCAAACCCTGCGTCATCACCAGCCGAAGCATAATATCCGCATACGTGATGCCACAACGGCGCATCGCCTTCACGAACGCGATCTGCTGCTGCGTCACATACGCGGCGGCACCCTCGGCCACCGCATCGTTCCACCAGTCAGCCGGAGTCAACGAACGCCACATATTCCAAGCACGGTTCACATACTCGTCAACCAGCCTGCGACGCTGTACATCCAACGCCTGAACGGCACTCAACGCACTATCGGCCATCACGCCTCCAGATCAGAGAACGAATCCCCCTCATCCGAAACGTCGGACGGCAAACCATCCGAACCGGACGAATCGGAAGAGAACGAGCCAATATCATCCAAATACGAACTGTCGGCCAACGATTCGGTCTGCTGCGCATTCGCGTCCAACGCCGCATTCTGCTGGGACATCGCATTCAGGAAACTCGTATCCTGAGCATCCTGAATCATCTCCGCGATCTCCGTCTCCGTCATATGCAGGAAACGACGGGCGATGGTCTTCAACGGGATGACGCCCTTCACCTGAGACGCGGCCTCGGCCATCTCCAACTCGGTAGGCAGGTCGATAGGCTCCCACGTCGTCTCGAAACGCTCCTTGGAAGCATTCGAACCAGAAGCGGTCAAAGCCATCTTCAACAAGAGCACGAACGCATCGTTCGCACGCATGTTCATGTCACGGACCTTCAACCGCAGCATACGAGTGGTCAGCTTCGCACCCTCGGCCGAACCAGCCGTATCAGGAGACAGAATCGACAACGGCGTACCCGTAGAACCAGCCAAATGCTTGATATCGGACGCGGCGGCGGTCACAATCGGCGTAATGTCCGTAATCGACGATTCGCCGATCTTCGCATCCGCAGGCAACAGCCACAATGCGGCCGGACCCATCTCGAACAATTCCGAATAGTCGATCTTGTCACCGGCCTTAGCACGATTCGCCTTCACCGCAGGGTCGTTCTTCTGATAGTATTCCGGCATATCGCCCTGAACCCAACGCTGCTTGAACGCCTGCATCTCCTGAATGCACAACCGTTGGAAACGCTGCTGGTCAATAGACTTCAACGTCTTCAGACTCGACTCGAACTGGCCCTTGCCGTTCGGAGTCGTCATCTTCACAATGGGAAGGCACCCGCACTTGATGGCGAAATCCCAATCCCCATCGGAACTCGCACCCTCCCATTCGAACTGGGCCTCCAACTGGGGACGCTTCTGCGAATCATCATTCGCGATGCCATACACGGTATCCTCATCATCAACCGAATCCGAAGGCAACGTACGCGATTTCGTCTCATGCTTCGCAGTACGCGAATAAACCTTCTGAACCTGCCCGTCATCATTGCGGATGATGCGATACAACGTGATACGCTCGACCTGCTCATCCTCGGACCAGCCATACACGATGGCCGAATCCTTATCATCGGAAATCTCCGTGGTCCACGGGCTCAACCGCTGAATATACGAAGGGCTGCCCTTCGAGAACACCATCGCATACGCCGCACCATAAAGCGACGCATCCATGAACATGTTCAAAGCACGAACGTCCATGCCGCACTTATCCCACATGTCATCGGCCTCGGTGCTACGCATCGTCTTATCAGCAACCAGCCGGAACCCCGTAGGATGCTGCGAAGTCACGACCGCATCCACAATCGTATGCGCCAGATTCAACGGGCAAATATCAACGAAACGACGATAAATTGCAGAAGCCGTGAAAGTCGCGGACTTCGGCACCGACTGAAGCGGCACCTGCTCACGCCCATCATAGAACGTCTTCAACGTACACAAATCCGGAATACGATTCTGCAAACGCGTCGCCAACCGGGTCAACACCAGCCCATCGCCATCCGGCTCATCATCGCCGGAAACAAGACTCGTAATATTCGGAGTCTGGGAAGACGTAGCCATAATCCCCCTAGAAACTAGTAGACGCGCTCCGCATGCCACCTCGACCGGCTTACCCTGCCGATACCCGCCTCCAAATACTTGGTACGCGCGGTATACGCCAAAAGGCCAGCCATACATGCATCAATCTTCAACGGACTGTTCGGCGTCTCCTTATAAATCAGATACTTCGACGAACCATCAGGATTCGTCTGACGGAAATTCTTACGACGAGCATTACGGAAATGAGCCAGCAAACGAGGGTCGGCCATCAAGGCCACATCACCCAACACCGGCTCATCATCGTCATCACACGGCTCCCAATCCTTCGAAAAAGCCGTATGCATGTCGATAAGAGACTGCATCATCTCCGAACGCCAAGAATTAGTGTGGAACATGATCGGGTCGCCATTGCCACGCATGGACACCAAATCCAGTCGCGCATAATCACGCTCCCAGCCGATGATCACATCACGCCAATACGCGACATCAGCGAAGAAACCGACAACGTTGAAATTATCCAACATCCAACGCGCCTTACGGTCGAACGCGTCAACATCCACACGCCAACCCGCAGCCTCCGGCCCCTCCGGCTTCTGCTCCAATCTGATCAGGAACAACAAGCCATCACGCACACGACAACCCACAAGAGCCGTCGCATCATCCGACAAGGAACCATCGAACCCCAACGTGATCTCATCATCCTCGGAAATCACATCACGCCACACATCAGCATCATTCAGATTCGTACCCTCCGGCACGCCAGAGAACAAGCCGATGCACTGCGTATGCTTACGAATCATGGAATCCGCCAACCACGCGTCAGACACGCTCGTCAACGAGTTCAGGAAGTAACGAATCGAATCACCGACATCAGACGCAGGGTCCAGAATATCCGCCATCTGACCACGAATATCAACCCAACCATCCTTCGATGGACCCGGCTCAACACCCGGCGAACGCAAAGAATAACCATCCTCGCTAAGCCCATCATCCCCAACCGGAACGATACGGCCATCAGGAAGAATGATATGGTCACGACCATCCTTCGACATCGCAGCCGAACCATAAGCCTCATACAAGCCATGCTTCAACTTTGCAATATCATTAAGATCGTCAATGCCAATGGAAGAATACCGATGGTCGAACAGGAGTTTCTGGTCCTTCATACGACCCTCGCGAATATCCCTCGCAGTCTTATACGTCAACTCCGCAATGGACTCCTCACCCGGACGATACATCGTCGTCGTCTCAAGAATCCACGGGTCAGCATCAGCCTTACGCTTCGACTTATTACGCTTCAACACATGATACGTAGCCTTCAACTTCGGCGTATTATACAAATGCGACTCATCCGCAATAATGAACGTCTCCTTACCGCCATCCTTGGAAGCGGAAGCAGACGTACCCGGCTTAATGGAACCACCCTCAGGCAGCAGGATACGGGTCTCACCCACATCCAACCCCTGCCCCTTCAACGCGGACAACGGGCCATTATTGCAATTGTATTTAATGACGTCATACACATTGCCCGTCTGATCTTCAGACGTAGCAATACAAATCACATTCGGACCCTGAATCGGACGACCCATCGGCTCACCCGGCAGATACACATACGTCTGCCCAAGAAACGTATAGGTCTCCCCACCCTTCGCCCACCCGGCGAAACGGCAAGGACCCAACGCCTCAAACAAGCCAAGACGAGCACCCTTACCCGACTTGTCGCAACCCTTCGGACGACTCAGGAACACATGATCGAACAACCGTTCGCCATGCTTATCCAACGCATAACAGTCAACATAGAAACGGGAGTATTCAGGACTCTCACGCACCGGCTTATCAAACGCCGGCTCGGAACCCACCACACAGAAGGTCTCAATCCACCACAAGGCCAACCAGCCAAGCGAACGCTCCCTGTCCTCAACAGTAAGATTCGGGATAACGTCATGCATGCGGCTACCTACTCAACGCGCCACGACGTTCCCAGAAATCCTCCATCCGAACAACATTCGCGCCAACACCACCAGCGGCACCGACACTCAGATCATCCGGCTGCGGCGTATCGAACTTCAACCGCACACGAGCCTCCGGCGTCACCCCAAGCATCGCCCAACGCTGACGCAACTCAGCAGCCAAAATCGCACGACCCTTACGAGCCTTCCAGAAATCATCCTCCAAAAGAACCGTCTCCATGAGAAAATCCCAATCAGGAGCACAACCCATACGCATAGCAAGCGGACTCGTACGGAAATTCTCATACATATTCCGAGCACGAGCACCCCACTCCTCCCCCGTATCAGGCCTCAACTCCGGCAACTCCGGACCCATCGGCCTATCAGGATTGGAAAGAATCTGAACCTCGTTAACCCTACCGGCCCGACGATTGTTCCCTGCCACTAATCACGCTCCGCTCCCGCCCCTTCCGGGCATCCGACCGGCGACGCGGCCTTCCGCCAGCACACCGGTTATGAACGAGAATGCGGTTCTCCAACGTCGCCTCACGCGACTTCTCCACCGGAACCTTCCACTCAAAAAACGGGCCGAAAGCACCGGAAGAATCAAAATCAACCGGCTTACCACACCAATGGCAACAGCCGTGACACTTCTCCACCACCTGAGACCGCGTAAACTCCTCCACACGAATCACAGGCCCAAAACCCTCCAGCGCCACCGGAGCCACATGCATCCCAGTATCAGGACGCTCCGGCAAATCAGGATTCACCACACGCATACGGTGATAACGCAAACGACACCGAGACGAACAAAACAACTTATCCGCCCTACCCGGCTCAAACCACGTAAAACACACCGGACACATACGACGACGAACAGGCCTCACCGGATTACCACTACGCCGATCACGGTCATAATGCCTACGACACAAATCACGCGCACACACCGGCTCCAAACAGCCCGCCACCGCACAACGGCCTACGCCCGAAACGCCGGATGCGAATACCATTCCGCCTCCTCGCGCCGCCGACGCCGCTTCACACGAGCATCAGCACTCTCACGCTCCGTCTTCAACATATGGTGATACGAACACAACACCTGAAGATTCGACGGCGAATCATCATCAGGCATGCCATTCCCGGCACGCACAATATGATCGACCTCATTACCCGGACGGCCACACAAATGCCGCTCACCAGTATTCCAATCAGTAACCACCTGACGGCAACACCAGCCATCACGTTCGCCGACGATCTTCCGCGTCCTCTCCCAATCAGGATTGAACCGCTCCCTACGACGAGAAGAAGACCAAGCCATACATCCCGTCCTTCCAAAAAGAAACGGGCCGGTTAACGCTCTCAGCCAAAATAACCAAGATAACCACACTGTGTTCTGAGGCGAACCGACCCAAAGGGTCCCCGGCAGGAATCGAACCTGCGCAAACATGACGGAAAGACTTCGAAGCCGAAAGAAGAGGAAACGTCACGGCTCTACCATTGAGCTACGGGAACATGTGCGAGATATGACGGCGGTACCAACAGGCCTCTCGCATTGGACCTGAAACCGAATCGCACCTTACGTACGCCGGTGCCATCTGCGGATAGTGCAGGATTCGAACCTGCGGACCCTCACGGGCCTTCTGGTTTCGGAGCAGATGCCTTCGACCACTCGGCCAACTATCCCTAGCGCGTCGGTCAAGACGAGGTATAGCACCACGGCCTCGGACGACATGTCCAGACGGGGAAGCCCGTAAACTTCCGAACCCATCTGCTTGCCGACGCGCCCTCATGTCGGAACAGGACCCCACCAAAGTCCGATTCAAATTATTCCGACAAGCGCCAGCGTACTCAGTCCCAGCGTTGCAGCAACGTTGCATGACCCATATTTGTGAAGATATGGTGAAAGACGGTGGAATCTGTGGTATTCTGGAGTGGTCACGACGTCGATGAAACGGCTGGCTCAAAAAGGCTGGGGACCGCATTCGGCGTCAGAACCATTGACCGTGCGGCCTAGGCGGGGCACCCGGAGGACCCTTCCCGTGCCGGGGTGCGTAGGTTACGCCATCGTAGGTTACGTTACCGTAGGTTACGTTTTTACCGATTCTCGGTTATGTTCCGTACTTGAGTCTCGATAGCTCAACTTTCGTTATTGTGTATAGTGCCTAGTTTTTATTCCTTATTATCTATATACGTCTTACGTTTCATCCCCTCTAACGTGTCCGCGACACGCCGATAAACGTCAATGTTTCCAACGGTTTTCACTCTCTCTTTTTATCTCGACTTGCACAACAAATTTATTGTGTGTAAGGTAAGGGTAACAACAAAAAACCACGGCAAACAGAAACGGAGGTCACGAGATGAATCACCCGCCCTAGACCACAGGCCGCAAGGCCTGACATCACAGCCCCGGCGCCGTCGGCTAGCGAGACGGCTAAACCGCGTAAGGTGGCTAAACCGCATGTGGCCGAACGGCAGTCTCAACCGTCAGCGGCCCCGGTCCAGTCTGTGCATTGGCGTACTGAGTTCGGCAGTGACGCGGATGTGGATGTGCCGTTATCTCAGATCCCCGTGTGCGCCGCTCTTGATGGGAGTACCGGCACTGGGTACGAGAAAGTGTGTCAGGCCACCTCTAGTGATGGACTCCACTATGTGCTAGTGGGCGGTACCGCTATGGAGGTGTGGCGTTAGACTGCACCATTCCCCCCCCCTAATGATAGTCAACTGTTAAAGGAATTGGAGTTATGAAAATGACTGGGAAACTTACTCTCGCGTTTGATATCACTGTCGTGTGGAAGCGCAGTAGCGTGTGGGGGCTCTGCCCCACGGTTGAGGCTGCCGCAACCCTCTATGAGGGGAACGCGCAACGTCGGTATGACACCGGCATGGGACACGCGTCGGGCTATGGCTATGATAAGCGTTCCGCTGCGGTTAACACGGCGTTGTATGATTTGCCGCTCTTGCAAACGCTGCTGTTGTGGCGGGGCTTCCATCATACTTACGGCGACTTATACCCGTACAAGTCCGATGAGACGCTGTACGGGTTGAGTAGGCGTGATTATGGGTGGGCGCTCCATGCGGGCGGCTGTGGCATGGAGGTCATTGAAGACATTTTTAAGGCTAATGGGTTCCGTGAGGTACGTACTTTCACCCGTGATGGCGGGGTCGAGTCCTATCACTTCGAGCGTGTCATGCCGTCGTCTTTCATGAAACTCATCTGATCAACCAACCAACCAACCGATCTTGAAAGTGAGGGGCTAGCCATGTCCAATAAGTTTGATTCTGTCGATGATTTTACCGACGTCATGTGTCGTCGTTGCGGGTTCTCTTATCCCGAGGACCAACCGCATGATGGGTTGCAGCTGTTCGGTATGAGTGACGTTGACTTGTCATATACTGACCCGGCTGCTCCGGACGTGGAGAGTTTCGCGGATACTTGCGACTATCCGGAACCGGTCCGGCGTGCACTGTGTGCCGCCATTCGTGCGGAGTTCGAGAACTACTATGATGCTGACTACCGTAAGGTGGCCGAGTATTACGACGCTCTCGGCGTCTGCTGTGACGTTCTCGGCGTGGGCTATGACTTCATGGAATGCCCCGCCTCGTTGAGTCGTATCTTCGGTAGTGACTGTTGGAATGTTGATAGCATGTCGTGGCACTTGTATTGCAGTGAAACGGACATGGTGGGCGACGTTGAGGGCGCATGGCCCGATGGCGAGTCAATGATGATGGTGCTGGGCTATCCCGATGATGCCGAAACTGCTGCCTATGTGGAACAGTTCGGGCAGTGCATGAGTGATGGCGACTGGGATAAGGCTGCCGGGGCGCTTAAGGCGCTTGGCCTTGACCTGACCTATAGCAATATCGGCCTGACCCTCTCCATCTGATTTATCCCTGTTGAAAAAGTGAGGTAATCGCATGTATGTCTTTCAGATCGATAAGTCCAGTGAGGGCGACTGGGCACTGTACGAGATGCTTAGGGATGTTTGGAATGGCGTTGACTATGCCGGGCTGCCTGAGTTCGACGCGGTGCTGCCGGATATTGCGGACTGGGTTCGCAGTATCGACAGTGATGACACGGTGCGGGATAACACCGAGTATCGGGTGTGCCGGTTGTTGTGGTTTGATTCTGCGCTGGACATGAGCAATACGGAAACCGCCGTGGCGTGGCTGTCCGCATATGGGTATGTGTCCCGTGAGTTTTGTGGCGTGGGCTATTCCGTCCCGCTTACGGACGGGCATGGGGCGTTGACCGAGATGGCCGTAATCCAGTATGCCATTAACCTTATCTTGGGTAAGGTTGGGGACGGTCGTTACGTTCCGGTGTTGGATGATGGCGACTATGAGCGGCGTGAGACTGAGTGGCTGCGCGACTTTTTCGATGGCGAGGTCACGGACGGCATGCTGCATGGCGTTGACCGTGACGCCGTGTTTTGGGCGTGGCGTGATATGAGCGACGCGACTAGCGGCGATTGTGATTTCGATGCCGCCATGCTGCCTGAGTATCTTAAGTCTGCCGAGGGGACGGCACATCATGCGTAAACGTCTCATTGTTGCCGTGGTGGTCGTGTTGGCTGCGCTGATCGTGTGGGATGGCTGTATGCCGTCCGCCGCGTCGGTTGAGTCCCGTTGGGATGGGTGGCGTGCCGCTCACCCGGATACGGTGGCCGCCGCCTACCCGTTCGATGACATCATGCCTTGCGTGTTCGAGGATGGTTCGACGTTGCAAGGTGATTACATGCCGGTCTGCAAGTGGCGTGGGCGTGCCTATGGCGATGGTGTCGGCGCGTCCTATGTGCTTGTCGATGGCGTGAAGGTTTTGGAATGGTAGCCGTTTCTAGGAAAGGATGAATCATGGCTAACAGGTATTGGTATGGGTTGCATTGGCTGTATGGTGTCGGCACCCGTTGGGCCGAGGATAATACGCCTATCGCTACGGTTATGGTGTTTCTATCCAAGCGTGAGCGTGATGCTTGGGTGGATGATGACCGGTTCGACGGGAACCGGCATCGTAGCGTGGCGTCGCGTGGCGATGCGGTGCCGTTGATGGCCGGGGCGTTGCGTGACTTGCGTTCGATTGACTCGCGGGGCGTGGCGGGCTGGAATGTGGATGGCCGTTTTTTCACTCGCCTGTCTGACGCCTACGCGTATTTTCAGGCGGGTGAACAGGCGTTGTTGGATGCCATCGAGGGTGCCGAGCATGAGACCGCCCGGCAGATTCTCGACTCGTTCGACGCCCGGTGCGAGGGTGAAGGCTGATCGGCATGTGTAATGCGTATCCGTGCAAGGTGTTCGCCTGTTATGCTCAGGCGGTGTGCTATGTGGCGTTGCTGACTGCCGTGGGCGATGCCGCCATATTGGAACGGTATGGGCGTTCCAAGTGGCGTGTTACCGTCATTCGTCCCGAAGACTGAAAGTGCCGGTCATAGGTGGGCCTGTGACCGGCTGTGCAAACAAATTTTTCCACTCCATTTATTTACACAAGAAGGATTCTATCATGTTGGACTTGACTATTGGCCGCTGGGAGTTGGATGCCCGGTATGATGCACGCCAATCGTTCTACCGTAAGGCGTTCTATCGGGTTGAGAGTGTTGCTTCACTGCCGGATACGGAGGTGCTTGTTACGCTCACCTCGTACGGCACCGACGTGGCCGTGGCAACGGTTGACGTCGATGAGGGCCGTGTGGCCGTTGCCTATGATGGTACGCCGCTCGTGCGGCTGTGCGCCGATGAGGACGACTATAGCGCGACGACTATGCGGCATGTGCGGGAGTTCCTGAAGCAGCTTGACCTTGAGGCCGGTTCCAAGGCTGAGATTCTTAAAACGTATGGTTTGCGTGATGGTAAGGATGGTGAGTAACATGTCGGGTGATTCCATTCAGCGCATGTTTTTCGATGATGCTCCCGACGGTTGGCAGGAAGTCGGCTATTTGGTGGTCGTTAACTCTGCCGGCAGACGTACCTCTATCCCGTTGGATGGGCTGGGCTTCGACTTGGATGGCTGGGTTGCATATTCGTTGGCCCGTACGGTCGGCGGCATGGAGACGGCCCGCACGTTCCTCACGTTGTGGCGTGACGGGGCTATGGATGAGGCATTGAAGTCGCTGCCCCACGAGGTCGGCGTGCAATTGTGCATGCCGGTGGTGGTGAGGAGCGTGGCGCAGGATGATCTTGATACGGTCGTCTCGAAGCTGAGGGCGTTGCCGTCCACCGAACGTGTGGGCGTTCTCATCGACGGGCTGGATTTGTTCGCCAAAGAGATGTTCCGTCCGTTTGATAGGGAGTCTTTCGAACCGTATGCCGGCGTCTATCGTATCGAGCTTTTCGACTACTGTGTGTCCGAGGGAGATTGGCGGAAGGTGTGGGCTCTGCTGCCCGCATGGTGTGAGCATGCGTTCAGGCTGGATAATACCGATCGTCCTGATTTTAGCAACAGATTGATGATGGAGATGTCTCCGGCTGAGATTACGGAGACTTGGGAGAATCTGCCCGACTATAATTATTGGCCTGTGTATTACACCGAGGCCGATGAGGAAGGCAGGGTGTGAGCATGCTGTATTACGAGTTCGCCGGGTTTGACCGTGTTACGAACAAGGAATATTGGAAACCTGTTTCTACCGTCCGTCTGCATCTCAGATGGTTGCATGATTGGATGAAGGGATACAGGTGCGCACGGCATGGCTATGAGGGATGGTTGTACTGCAATGTGACTTCCGGCCCTCTCTTGCCAAAAGAATGCCTGTCGTTCCGAGACGAAATCATCTGAGGTGGAATCATGTATCAGCTACGATATTCACCCATTCAAATATTTCCGTTCATTCCAGTGTGCCCTATGCCGGTTATCCTCAATGGATTTTGATGTTGATAACGGCAGACGGCACCGCTCATTTTTGCTTTACCGATAAAGCGCACGATTCGGAAGCGGAAACATGGCTTATTCATTCCTGTGGGCTGGAAGGCTCACAGGTGGAAATCATCAATCCTATAGACCTTTATAGTGGTTTATAAAACTTTATAAAATTTATGGAAAGGACATACAATGAAGATCGAAAACATGCGCAATGCGCTCATCAAGAAGTTTGGCAAGGAACGTGGGGCGTTTATTTACCGGTGCGCGACCAACCACGGGCCGCGGCATAGTGCCGAATCTGACATGTATAGGAAGCATTGGGAGGATGCTGGAACCGTTGAACGGTTTTTCCAGCTTGTCGAAGATGATTCCACGCTTCGTTATGATTCTCAGGCGTATGGGCTTATGTGTAAGGAGCTTCGCTGGCCCGCGCCTGTCAATCCGAAGAGGATCGTCAAGGAAATCATCACTGATGCCGATGCTGGGAGTGTGATGATCGGCGATTTGGCTGGTACGAGCGCTACGCTTTTCTCGAACGGGCGTGGCGATGGCGGGACGCGGGTTGTCGTCGTGGAGCACTTCGTTGGATTCAACAGTAATGCTTTTGACCTTATCGGCGTAATCAAGGGACGTTTCCAGATTTACGATTATGATTGCGCCGATCTGAAACCAGCTGATGAAACTAACCTTGATGGGCGCTACGGTGTCTACGCGTGGGATGGCGTCGTGATCTTCAACCATTGGAATTGATTCTATCAACCATTTTAAGGAAGGTGTTTATCATGGCTGATGTATTGTCCGCGTTCATCGATAGTCAGAGGGTGGATTCGTCGTTGAACAATCCGGATGATTGGACTAGTGGCACGTACGATTACGTGCCGGTTGAGATTCGTCGGCATTTCAATCCGGATGATTACGACGATTACGACCTGTTGTGCGAACTGGAGTTCATCCCCTCGCATGGCATCGAGAACGACTGGAATGATCGGGAGGTGGATGGTCTGCTGCGTGAGAATGGGTATCGTATTGTGGATGCCGTCACGTATGACGCCGATTTCCCGATCATGGAAGGTTAGGCGTAACGTGGCCGCCCCCGTTGATGTTAGGCTGAACGTAATGTCTGGCGTGATAGGGGGCGGTCATGGGGTTGCGTGAACGTCGTGAGCGTTGCGGGTTGACGTTAATCCAGTTGGAAGCGTTGACCGGTATCGCCTTCACGCGGCTGAGCACGTTGGAGTGCAATCCGGCTGAGGCTCGCAACATGTATTTGGGTACGGCTCGGCGGATTGCCGACGCGTTGCATTGCAACGTGCTGGACTTGTATCCGGATGAGGATGCGTGGCGTGGCGGCGTGTCAGC